GTAGCTACATCCCCACCAGCATCGTCAAATAGTACATCTAGGAATTTTACCTGATTTTCTGTGTACTGTCTAGTCATTTAATTCCCCTGTCCTCATTATGTCACTTAGTCTGGTTGCTCTGCTTTTTACCTGCTTTGCCCATCTGCTGTCTAACATTTCATCTGCTGCACGATCATAGTCCTTACGATGTATAGCAGACCACATATTTATAAACATTTTTAATCTAGGTATACCTAAGTTAAATGCCATATTAACACAGGCCATTTGTCGTGGTGCATTTAAAAACTCCACACAAGAGTGAGCAGTAATGAGTTCGCGTTCAGCAATATCGACATCGATCCGAAGTATGTATCTAGCACCATAAAGTGTTATCCCATTATCATATAAGTCCTGCATATCGGATAACCCTAAGTGTTGCAATTGTGCAACAGTCAGTGGTCTATCTCTTAAGTTTCTACCTGCACCTATCGTGTCTATACCTAAAGTGTCTTTATAAACTTTTAGTTCTAGACCTTCATCTCTAATAAGCATGTCGAGTAACTGGCTAGTATTATACTTCATCTATTTCTTCTTAGGCATTGCAAAGCCAAAGTACGCACCAACGAGCGCAGACAATGAACCATACATCATCATAAGAATACTGTCTGCTGCTGCAAACCTACCGGGCCATATTAGTACAGCAGTAGTAGCGATAAGCATTGTAGCTAGTGCAGTCCATGCCATATAGCGTCTGTTAGATTGATACGCTGCTTTGTCAACGATTACATTTTCTTCTGCCATGTTTATATCTCCTTACTTTTTAAATAGCTTAGTAGCACCACGTACTCCAAATGACGCTGCTACGATTATAGAAAGGGCATACTTATACCAATCAGGCATAAGCTGTAACTGATTGAACCCTATTTGAACTATGTCTTCACAACCGGGAATGAACGCAAGCACCAAAGGTATTGAGAACAAAACTGTAAGCCACTCATCTTTCCAGCTGCTTGAACTCGCTTTAGCCTGTGCTATGTCCCAATCTATTTCTCCAGTTGCCTGTCTTTCTTTTATCTTAGCTTCACTTCTAATTGTAGTAATCTTAGCTTCAGACTTAGCTTTCTTCTCAGCTACGTGTCCCTCTAGCCATGTACCAGCTAGACTGCTAATTGGTCCTAGTAGTGCACCTAACATTAACTTCTCCTAAACCTAGCTGTCTTCTTAGCTATGTTCTTTGGTTGCTTTACGTGTTGTTTGTTTCCTGCACGTTTAGCGTTACTTGTGGCAGCGTACTCAGATGATGACAGTGACTTAATGGCTTTAGCAGGTAGATACCTTTCACCTGTAGCCTTTGGTCCTTGTGTAGATGGCTTACCTGACTTAGTACGCCAATCCTGATTAGTCCAGTTAGACAGACTTCTTTGTGACTTAGCTCTTGCCATGACACTCACATCTGCATATATCTGGATTACAATTACATTCTATGCAACTGTCACATCGACATTCACATAGCTGACCTTCTTCTGCGTCATCACATGCACATAGCTTATCATCCACGATAGCCACCACCCTTTGCTTTGTATTGCTTTGCCAGCATCTGTGCCTTACGCCCAGACCATTGACCGGGTGATCCACCTTTACCACTAGCTTTGATTCTATTAAACAGACCCTTACGCATACCGGGCTGTGTATAGTTACCTGCTGCGTTAACTGTGCTACCACCACTCTTTAATTTAATGGCATTAAGCTGGTTCGATTGTTTCTTATGTAAGGCACTAGCTTTTGTTAATCCCTTAACTACTTTTTTTATTACTTTTTTTGCTTTTGTTTTTACTGGCATTTTTCTTTGTGTCCCTTGCATATAGATTATTAAATGTTACAGAGGGATCTAAGTATGTCTCATGTCCCTCTGCTGAGTGCGACCATTGTGACGGTACAAAGTCTGGTGCACCCTCCCCCGTTCTCCATAAAGCAGGACTCGTAGCCCTTACTCTATTGTTAGGTAACGCTACAAAATTTCCTGTCCAACTACCAGCCCCTGTTAAATATATTACGTGTGACTGTTTGTGCTGTGCAGGGTCATCTGCTATATCGTTACCTGTATAATCTACGGTAAATAAATACCTACCTGTATAGAGATCACCTCCTATCTTACATATCCAAGGGGATGAACTTACTCTGTCTAGAATGACTGTACTATGCTCTCGTGACTCACAATCCCAAGGTTGGCATAAATGATCTTCCATTGGGTCAGGCCACTCTTCTAGAGGTATGTCAGCTACGAGTGCCTGTATCGGCATCCTTGCCCACATAGCTCCTCCATGTACATTCTCTTGAGGTCCATCTTCCCTATCTATTTCGCATCCCGTAAACACAACCTGAAAACTAAGTGATCTGTCTGGTATTGTGTTTACTGCGAATGCAATCGCATGAAGAAATTCACCGTGATATTTTTGATGGTTACTAGTGAACTCTCTTCGTACCCAACAATTAAAGTGGGGTACATTACTAATAAGACTAGGCATTATCTACGTTTAGCTGCCCCACCCTTAGAGTACTTCTTCGTACCCTTCTTAGCCATGCTCATACCACCACCATACATTTTCTTGGCAGCACCTCCCTTGGACATCTTCTTTGTTTTTTTGTACATGTTATTATTTACCTTTCATCATTTTAGCAACTACGTCTGGGCGTTGCTTCTTTAATGCAGCTAGACCTAGATTGGCTGTGACCGATCCACCTGCGGAATACATATGCTTCTTATTATTTGCCATACCACCATACATCATTTCTGGTTTCTTTTTAGGCATAGGCATTTTAGGTTTAGCTCTTGGCTTTGGTGCATCTGCTCCACCCATTGCTGATCCTGCTTTTAGTGAGGCATTATTAGCTTCGGAATTACGATCCATAGATTCTTGTTTATTTATTTCTTTTTCTCTTTGTGCTAAGGCTTTTTGTAATTCTTTTACTTTTTCCATATCGCCAGCTTTTTTAGCCGCTGCTATTTGTTCTTTATAGTATTTTGGGGGGTAAGTTATTTCTACTCGTAAGCCCATTTTAACATCTCCATTTCCTCAAAGACTTATTGATCCTTGAGTTAGGATCACGAGCAGTCTTGGCACTCGTTAATTTTTTCTTCATGCCTTTCATTCTGGCACAAAATGATTTACGTCTTTTAGCGTCTTTAGATCCAGCTTTAACTTTACCAGTTACGGCAGTTTTTAGTTTAGAGCCGGGATTAGCTTTACGATAAGAGGCTACACCCTTTTTATTAAGACCACCAGAGGCACTCTTACCAGCCTTACGTGTCCATGCAGGGGTTTTAGCCATCTTTCCATCCCTCTGCTACCATAGCAGCTTCTGTTTCTTCTAAACTATACCGTATGCCAGTACGTTTCTCTAGTGCTGCACGTACATAGAACACTTTACTGTGGGGTACGTGTAAATACCTGTATGATTTAGTTCTTAATGAGTCATAAAAAGACTCTAGTACTGTTTCTGTGTATAGTTTTACCTGTTTTCTCATAAATGTCAAGTTGTTTCTGTAATTATTTTATGTAACCAAAGCTCATTGCTAGTATTACAAAGCCTAGTAGTATTACTACAGCTATTACTGCTCTACGATTCATTGGATTGGACAGTATACTTTCAATACGTAGGTAAGCTTTCTTACCAAACGCACACATACCGTTAAAAAATTCTTTAATCTTCATTAGCTATACTCCTTTATATGGATCAATGTCAATACTGGCTATTACAGCGTCTATATTTTCATGCCAGTAATTTAAAAATCTATTAATACGTGGGTATTCTGGAATAATGTCCATAGTACCCCACATAAATTCCTGCACTAAGCTACTATAATCAGGCAGGTAGTAGTAAATACGTATCAATACTGGTTCTCTTACTATCATACTACCTATTTTGAGTTCCATAGCTCAAACAAAGTTCTTACTTTCTCTTTAAGTATATTAATATCACCGTGCATCTTTGCTAATACAATAATAAGAGTTACTAAACCTAATAGTATAGGCCATGTACTCGTTAATATTTGTAAAAGGGAAAGGTTATGACCATCCATTTAAGTGTTTCACTTTCAATGTTCACTGATGTGTTTTATACTTAAGTGTTTTTTAAGTTTTAATGATAGAATAGTTTATCTATTCACTTAAGTGATCATTATAGTATATAGTTATACTGGCTCAATCAAACTCTGTCAACTAAAAAATGCAATTAATGTGAAAATAATTTAAATGTGTGACTAATAGGACACATATAGTTATCACTTGCCTGTATGGTTAACAGTTAAAATACCTGATCTGTGGTCTTCTGTGTA